ATTAAAAACGTTGTATCCTACTGGTAAGGCGTTTAACATATGTAGGTTCGAATCCTACCAACGTTTTTTAAATCATTTGAAGTATTGCATATGCATCAACTAAATCGTTAATCGGATTACCATATTTTTCAATTTTTAATTCCTTTATTAAGTAATGTATAGGGGAATTTTTAGTTGTATTAAGATACTTTTCAATCATTAAAACCTTTGAGGCATTGCCTTTACCTGTGAACGCTTTTTTGATTGCTTTTGGTGCAAATATTTCAATATTAATATTATTTTGAATCAAAAGACATTTAAAAATTCCAGTTGCTTCAGAAATATCGAATACCCTACCTGGATTAGAATGACCATAACCATATGCCGCTCCTTCAATTCCTATTATATTTACATTATTATTCAATAAAAATTTTAAAATATTTAATGCATTTTGATAATATCTTAAGTGATTTTTATCAGATGGACCTAATGCAGTATCGGCAAATAATTTATTATGATGTTCAATTTTTTTAGGTAAACGTTTAAGACTTGTTTGAAAATAAAAATTCCCATTTGACACTGATATCCCTGTACCATTTATACTGAAATCAATTCCAGCCGTTTCTTTTCTTTTCGTATTATCCATGAGTCCCTTATCTTTTGTTTAGATTCTTCAGTATGTTTTTTCTTATAAAATGGATTGTTTTTTCCTTTTACATTAGTATGATTTTTTATCATTTTTTGTTTTGTTTTTTCAGTATGTTTTTTCTTATAAAATGGATTGTTTTTTCCTTTTACATTAGCATGATTTTTTATCATTTTATTTCTTGCTTCTTCTGTACATATACAAGCTCCTCCATAACCGCCAACCTTTAAATTATAAGTATCTTCCCTAGCAATAAAATCTTCATTTACTATTATTGCTTCAGATTTAAACATTGATTCTTTATCATTAAAGTATTCAAATATTATTTTTTTGAAATTTTCTTTCCCATATTTATTTATTGCTCGTTTAAGATATTTACCAGAACCAAAATATTCATCTTCTAAATCTTTAGTTTGATGTGCTCCAATATAAAAATCACCATTTAAAATATTAGATGTCATATACAAAAAATAGTACATTATTCAATCTCCAAATATTGTTTCAGCAATACCTTTATAAGTTCATTATAATTTAATTCTCGTCTATTATGCATTACTTCAACCAATTTTTGATCACGAGGATAAAATTTAATCAACTTACTTTTAATGATTTCTTCAGCCATGCTAATCCTTTCGTATTTATTTATATATCTATTTATAATATTAAGAACTTTTATATTATTTATTGCAAAAAAGTATAAATATTTAAAAAGGATTAGCATGGCCGCTATTGGAAATGTTGTAAGTAGGATAGATAACGGAATAACTTCAATATCTGATACTGTTGCAGGTATTTTAGAATCAGGAAATAAATTACCTGTAATGGGCAATTTTGGCGCTCCATTATGGGATTCTAAGTTAGTGTCAGAAAGCTTTAATAGAAATTCTGAAAATTTTCAACCTAATGTATTCACTAGTAAGCTTGATACAAGTTCCAATATGTTCTTATGTCAAATATCATTACAAGGAGAAGAATCAACTAATAATGATAGTAGCAAAATATTTTTAGCTGCAAATATGATAAAAGCAATCCAATTACCTGATGTAGGATTTGATGCAGTTGAAAATAGACGTGGTGGTTATACCTTAAAGCATGCAGGAAATTTATCAATAGGTGAAGTTACTATTACAAGCTATAATGATATAAATGGAGATGTTTATAATTGGTGGGATAATCGTATTGGGAAAATTTTACATAATAGCTTAATAGCTGCAGATTATTCAAATTATAGATTATTTCCAAATGAATACAAATTTAAGTTTACCGTTTGGAAATTAGATAGAATATCTGCATTGAAAAATATGAAATTTGTTTACACAGGATGTTGGCCACGCAATGTTGGGGGATTGAATTTTGACTGGGATAATGAAGGCGCAATTCCATCATTTCAAATTGACTTAGCGGTTGACAAAGTAGAAGTTTATCCTTGGTTTAGTTATGAAGGGGGAACTGCTTCAGATAACGTAAACAATTCATTATTATCATTATTAAAGGGTCAAGATAAATGGCCTAATGTTTCAGGTGGAAGTGCTTTTGCCTCAAGATTCAATGAAGCAAAGAAAGTTATTCTGACTCAACTTATCAATTCATTCGAAGAAAAAGTACGTTCAAAACTTCCTCCAATTTTGAGTACATTAAGCCCAAGTAGTATCGGAAATTTATTTGATCAAGCAGCCGGTAAACTTACAGGAATTGCTCGTGGCGCTGCATCCAATGCATTTATTACAAATGGCGAATTAGGTGAAATATTGAATAGTTTGGATGATTGGCCACCGACTGTTACATCATCATCTTTAGCAACTCCGGGTACATCCTTTGCTAATGATCCTGAAGTTGCTGCTGTTATAAAAGAATTTTCACCAACTATTGCATCTGATAATCGTCAGGTACCTATTGACACTATCCAATTTACGCCTACTAAAGATGTTACTTCAGAAGCTGAGACAATAAATAATATAACAACAGCATGGAAACCTACTAAAGAAATTGTGTCTGAATCTAGCGTTATAAATACTATTGAAGATGAATGGACTCCAACAATTATTCAAAACACTGAACAATTTACTAAAAATACCATTTTAGACAATATTGATATTGAGTCACAATTAGTTATTATAAAGCTAACACCAGAAGAAATTAAAGCAAAATGGAATCCTACTATATTCAATGATAATGCCGAATCAAGTGAACGAATTGTTGAACATTCATGGAAACCTACTACAATCGATGAGGATAATTAATGAAAAGATTTTTTGATAATATTGATAACTTAACATACACTATAAATAAAAAAGATTATGTCATTAAAGATATATTTGAAATTTATAAAAACTATGACAACATTCAAAAGTATATTGACGATAATAAATATTTTTATATAGTAAAGATTGCAGATGGAGATAAATGGGAAACGTTAGCATCAAAATATTACAACAATCCTGAGTATATGTGGGTTCTTTTTATTATGAATGAATTTGATGATTTGTTTTATAACTTTGCTTTAACTCACGATGAATTGATAAGCGCTACTCATTATAACGATAATCAAAATACTATTACACAGACACTGTTTGATTCAGCCGTAACTGAAAATGATCAAAAACGGCTTATAAAGGTCCTTAGAAAAGAATATTTGGGCGAGTTCGAGTATACTATATTCTCGACAATTATTTAGGAAATAATTCAATGGAATGCTAATTCCTTCATTTGAATCAAGAAATAAAATGAGCATTACAGGTTTAGGAATGATATATATTTATAATTTGAAATTAAGAAAAAATACTAAAATACAAAAAGAAGATTTTGGAGCTTATTCCATTCAAGGATGGATAAAAGTAGAAAAATTTTCAAATAAAGGAGATAAAAATGGAAAAGATTTACCAATACGATTACCAATCAATTGTCAACAAAGACTTAAAGATAGGATACAATCCTTTCAAGGTTAGACATCAAAAAATGTTGATTGAATTATCTGAAAACATTAAAGCAGGAGAAGAACCAGATTTATCATTTATTGACCTGCTAATAAAAGTATCAAAAGGACTTATAAATTTATCACCAGATAAGCTTTTATATAACGACTTCGAAAATTTGATATTTTTAATGCGTGCAAGATCATATGGCGAAAAAATACACTACACGCTTACAAATACTCTTACTAAAGAATCAACTGAAGTTATATTTGATATTTTAAAAGATATGGATTTTAAGGGTACAAAACATTTATTAGAACATCGAGTACCACTTGATAATGGTGATATAGTTAGAATTTCACCACTTACCGTAAATGAATACGCTGGCATAGATATTACAGGTTCTCTTGAAAAATCAAATTATGATGTTTTAACTGCTTCTATGCGAGCATATATTAGAGGAGATTCATCCACTAAATTTACTGTAATGGAAGAAAAAGAAGAATACTTTGATGAACTAACTATTCCTGATTTACATAAACTTAAAACAGCATTCAATGAATTTCCAAAGATATCAACAAGCAAGAAGATAAAAATTGGCGATAGTGAAATCACTACCAGTTTTGGAGATTTACAATCAAATTTTTTCGTAATATAATTACGCAAGGATTGTCTCTCCAGGCATTCTTCCGTAATGTTTTCTTTGCCAATAATTACATGAATACTATGTATTCTGAAATTTATGATATGATTCCATATGAACTAGAATTGTACCAAAACTTCTGGATTATTGAACAGAAACGAAAAGCAGACGCAATTAAGCGTAACAAAAAATAGGATAAACATATGAAATTTAGAGACATGAACGAACGAAATTTGGATGATGATGATCGTGCTGGAAGAGATATAAAAAGTGATTTAAAAGCTATAAAATTTGGTCTTAGTAAAATAAAAGTGTAAATACAAATATAAAGGAGATACAAATTGAATAAACCAAAAGACGTAATACTTTGCATGGCACCTTATAGATGGGATGGATGTAAATTTAATAAAAATCTATGTTGTGCGGATTGCGAAATGATCGACGGCTGCTTGAGAGATTTCAAGATTAACCCAGGAAACAAAATTAAACCTTGTTCAATAGAATTTTTTCAAGGTTGCGAGAATAGAGAAATACTTGAAGCTTAATGCATGGAAGATTGCATGTGTAGTTGGTTGGTAAAAGTTCTTAGTTTTATAAATAAAACAAAAAGGAATATATTATGATTATTTATAAGACTACTTGCTTGATAAATTATAAAGGATATGTTGGACAGGATTTACATAATAAATTTGAGTATTATGGTTCAGGTAAGATTTTAAAAAGAGCAATAAAGAAATATGGTAAAGAAAATTTTAGAAAAGATATACTTGAATATTGTTCAACACGCGAAGAATTAGATATTCGTGAAAAATTTTGGATTAGCTTGCTTAGAACTCAAGATCATAATATTGGTTATAATATAGCAGATGGTGGACATGGCGGATTTACAGGTTATCATTCTGAAGAATCAAAATTGCAAATGCATTTAACATGGGAAAAGAAATATAAAAATGGTTATCAATCACCAGCAATAGGAAGAAGTTCATCTGAAGAATTGAGAAAAAAGATGAGTAATTCTTTAAAGGGTAAGTTTATTGGTGAAAAAAATCCGTTTTATGGAAAGACTCATTCAAAAGAATTTCGAGAAAAAATGAGTAAAGTTCAAAAAGGTAGAAAGGCATCCGAGGAAACAAAATTAAAAATGTCCAATACAAGAAGTGGTATGAAATTTACTGATGAACATAAAAATAATTTAAGTATAGCAAGAAATAAAAGATTACCTGCATCTCAAGAGACAAAAGATAAAATGAAGGCTGCATGGGTTATAAGGAGATTGAAAAATCAAAAAGCAAAAGAAAGTATTATCGGAACAACATAAAAAGAATATTGCAAAACGTTTAAATGGACATAATGTTAGTGATAAAACAAAAGATAAAATAAGAACTTCATTAACAGGACAAACGAAATCAATTGATACAAAAAATAAAATTAGTGAATCAATGAAACAATATCATAAGGATAAATAAATGGCAAGCGGCATACTCGATTGGATGCGCAAAAAATTAGGTGTTGGTAAGTATAAGTTTAAGTCATTTAAACCTGGCATGATTTACACTTACAAATACGATCCGAAATATCGTGATACATTATCATTTTATGATACCCGCCCATTGATTATTTTTCTTGAAAATACCCGCGGAGGTTGGTATGGATTAAATTTGCACTTTCTTCCGCAGAAGTTTAGAGATAAGATATTCGATAATATAGACATTGAAGATAAAAATATATCATTATCAATGTGGAAAAATTTAGCAGTAATAAACAAATATAAAAGCGTACTGATTAGAAGATATTTAAAGTCTCAATTAAAAAGTAAGATAGCACCCATTCCGGTTGAGAGTTGGCAAGAAGTTAAAGCCTTTCCAACCGCTAAATTCTTTGGTGCTACACCTGAGCAAATTTTCTCAATGACGCTTCAAAAAAGAAAGAAGTAAAGATATGAAATTATTTACAAGATTACTGATTATTGTCACATGTATAAGTGTTTTTGCCCTTGCTGTGTACACTACTAATCAGACCCAAAAAGAAATTAAAAGACAGTCAGAATTACGAATTGAATTACGTGCAACAAAATAAGAAAGGTAAATAATGGCTCGTAAACGACAAAAGAAAACTAAAAAGAGATTAAAGGAAATGCAAGACCTTAATAGAAATGAACTGAACAATTCTACTAAGGTTGAAGATGTATTGAACAAAAATACCTCTATCCTTGATGATATTAATGATACAAACAATAAAAACTCTGGTAAATTAGTACGAAAAATTGGTCGCTTAAATAAATCGTTTACTGACATTGCAGCTGATATTTCAGTCCTTGCTGAAGCAAATACCAATAAGGATTTTGACTATGTTGAATTTGAAAAAATACTTGGAAGACAATACTCAGAAGGTACTGACTTAATTACAAAGGTACTTGATCAAGATACAAATATTACAGTTGAAAACCTACTTCCTGTTAAGGATAATTTAGTAAAGCTAATTCAAATCACTGAAAAATTAGACTCAAAATCAGCTAAAAAGTTGTCGACATTGCTTACCAGAATTGACAACACTAACACTGTTTCAAGCGATAAAATTATCTCGCAAACTAAAAAAGAGTTTGCTGAAACTAACTCAGATTCAGATAACTTACAAGAATCACTTGAAACTGTTGAAAATAAAACAACCGAATTGGTCCAAACTAAAACATTTGATATAGCAAAATTTACCAAATTCATTACTGAAACAATTGTTCCTGGTGCTGCTGATGTGGCTAAAAAGGGAACTAAAAAAGGAATTGGACTTGTTGGTGAACTTGCAGATATCCCTATATTAGGTATGATTGCAGACAAAATAGATACAGATAAAAAGTTCTCTGATACTGATGATACAACTGATGCTGCAGATTTAGACGATACCGATGAAGATAATGATTCCAATGATGATGGAGATATGATTGAATTTGATACATCAGACATAGTAAATGCTATTGAAAAGATTTCCCCACTTGATGTATTATCAATGATGAATAGAAATATCATCGATACTAAGGTTGTATTAAGAGACCTACTAACATTTGAAAAATCAAAGAAACAACTTGATATTATTAACGAAAAAGAATCAGATAGAGAGCATAAGGTTGATGTACGCGAAGACAATCAAACACAGGAACAAATTAATGAGACTAATTACCTTCTAACAAACTTATCAAATGATTTAAAAGAAAATGGTATGGATGATGGGGAATTTCAAGATGGTGATGATGGTCTTGGTTTAATGGAAGGCTTATTTGCTGGAACTTTATTTAAAAAATTACTTTCAAGTAAACTTACTAAAATGCTTGCTCCTGTATTAGGTGTAGGTGGCGTATTAGCAGCGGCTGCATGGACTGCTACAAAATTCTATAATTTAGCTACTCAACATAACGAATATACAGCAGAAATTGAGAGACAACAATTAAAAGAAAGTGGCGATAACTTTGATGAAATGTTATTGACAAAAAGCGCTATTAAAACTAAAACTGAAGAAAGACCTCCGGGCGCTATAATGTCCGATATAGAAATAAAAGCATTCAAAAAGACCGAACAATTTGACGCTATTAAAGACCTAAAATCATTTGAAAAAACCCTATACGATAAAGAGCTAACTCAAAAGCCAATTGCATTACTTAATGCCGAAGAACTTGTAATAAGAAAAGAAGATATCAAAGCAAGTAATGAGCTATTACAAATTAAAAAAGAACGTGTTGAATCAGCTAAATTAGAATCATTCGGTAAAAATGTATTCCAACAAGAAACATTACAATCAGCCAGACCTGATCTATATGAGACACAACAAAATTTACCCTCGCCTGGTTTTTTCAATCCATCACGTTTAGACGATAGACCCGGCACCGAACCATTTGATATGACAGGTACCTCATCAAATAGAAATTCAAAACCAAAAACTATTGAACAAGAGAAATTAGCAGCTCCATTCAATATGTTAAACCCAAGACCTGAACCAACCGGAATAAAATCAATTATTACTGATCTTTTCACATTTAAACCAACACCAGCTGTTGATTCAACTAAACCATCATCTGTAATTGAACAATCATCAACAACTGAAAATACCGATCTAAAAAACGCAACATCAACAGTTACATTATCCAATGAACTAAACAATGAACTATTGACTCATGCTAATAATAGAGACGAACAAGCATTCAATCAAACAATAGCAGCTAATTCAAATTCTGAAACAGAAGCAATAAATCTTGTCAAAGCCTTTGATACAAAGAATAAATCAAACATGACAACATCAACAGATATAAATAAAGATACCAGTATGACATACAATAAAGGAAATACTTTAGAAAAAACAATGGATAACATGGTATCAAATACATCAACAAATAATAGATTAGAAACTATGGCAAACGTTTCAAATGATAATAATGTATTGAATAACAACAACTCCAATCAACCTGTAATTATCCCAATACCTTCAGGAAATAATCAAACACAACCTTTAGCAATACCTTCAGGTAATACAGGTAGTTTTGATAAAGATCACCTTACCCTTATAATGGCTCAGTATGGAATATTTTAAAATCCCTTTCAATAGCAATTCAACCATTATAACATATTTAAACACTTAACTGTATCCACTGTATATATTCGTTAGATACAGTGATTTGATTACATAACTATCATAGCACTATCAGTACTATAATGCTCAAATCCTTTCTCCTACTAAGGTGAATTCCCCTACCGTAGTGCTTGCGAAATTAGTAGGAGTTTGGATAAATAATTAAAAATAAAGGATTTCCGAATGGCTACACAAGAAGATATAGCAGTAGTTTACCCAATAGATTTAGCAGATTTGTATGGTGGTGGATTTGCTAATGTAATGTACTTTACACCCAGTGAATTTGTTGGTTCTATTGATGGTAATGAACTGAATGGAAGTATAAGTAATTTATCTACCATAGCTTTAGAACTTCCTGATGAAATTAATATAAATGAAAGTCATCAATGGGATAGTGCAAGTTCATACGTTGGTATGGTAAATCCTGGACAAAAATTAGAATCATTCAAACAAATTGGTGGTAGATTTGTTAGAAATTTTGTTTCAGGTGCAGCAGATAAAGTCGGTTCGTTATCAGGAGTTGGTGCTAACGCAGCCTCCACTACTGCAGAGTTTACAACAGGTAAGAAGCTAATAAATCCTCATACTGTTATTGTATATAATGATAGTCAATTGAGAACTATGAATTTTCAATTTGTATTCAATCCTGTTAGTAAGGAAGAAGCTGAATCAATAAACAGAATTGTTAAGATGTTCCAATGGTATAGTAGAGCTTCAGTTGAACATAGAGGGATTGCAGAGATGGCGTTCCCGAATTATTGGAAATTAGCTACAAGTTCTACGTCTTTAAATTACTTATTTGAGTTTCCGGATAGTTTTGATGGTGATGGATTGTTTAAAGGAGAAGAATTAAAGTTCATTCCTTTTGTTTGTCAATCTGTTCAGCCGACAGTTAAGACTAATTTGCTATTCCACAATGATTATCCTGCTCAAATAGACCTAATGTTGGAATTTTCTGAGATTAGACCGAAGTATAGATAATGATCTAAGTGGTTTTGAAATAAAAAAGAAATACCATGGAGATAGTCATCACTAATAGTTATAAATTCAATATAAACAACATGCAGATTTTACGTTACATAGCTAAGAAAATGCTACTTAGATCATTTAAGTAGCATTTTTTTCTCTATAATGCATAATAACCATTGACATTTGGTTGACAAATAGATATATTTATATTGTTGATTGATTGAAACAACAAACTGGAGGAAACAAAATGACGCAACTTGCCTTTATTACCGCAAAATTCGAAAAGAAAATTAAAGAGCTCGAAGGTACCATTGAACAGTTAGTAAAAGGTATTGATAGCTTCTGATCACTGTGTTGATGTTCCACTCAGTGGCATTACTGCCTGTGCTAATGCTCATATTGTTGAGTTCAAAGCAAACAACTAATTGGAGGAAACAATCATGATGACAGTAAACAGAAGCTTTGTATACGACCTTTACTTCGGTGATGAAACAGAAATGGAAACAATGGAAGATAAGCTGGAGGAGTTCAAGGAAGAGTTCGGCGACAAACTGACTGTCATTCCCAATATGTTCAATCTGTCCATTCAGGTACTTGTCTTTACTGAAGGTATTGTTCCTTTCCTCAAGAAACTTTTTAAAGAAAATGAATAATAACCATTGACATTTGGTTGCTAATTGGATATATTTATATTGTTGATTGATTGTGGCACGAGGAAATAGAAAACGCCCAAGGTGCTCTGCTACAATCAAAACAAAAACTAAATGGAGGAAACAAAATGAAAATCGCCGAGATCAAAAAAGCAATTGCTACCATGGACCTTATTGAAATGCGTGAAATCATGTTGTCAGTACAGGCAAGACGGGAACGCATTGCTGATGGTAAACGTTCTGCTTTTACTATAGGCATGGAAGTAGAGTTTACCAATAAAGGCCGCATTCACTATGGTACAATTACAAAGATCAATCTCAAAACTGTTAAGGTCAACGTTTACAAGATCAATGATACCAAGCTGACAACCATTCAGAGATGGTCTACCTACGCTAATTCCTTGACAATCGGTTGACTGCCGCGTTTCCTCCAAAACGATGGAAGATCAAGGATGACCCGGATACGGCAGATTCACTGATCTTCCAACTACTTAGTAGTTGAAAGACCGGTACTGTCGGGCGACCCTGATGGCTGGCCATATAACGTGGCCGTAGTAGTAATACCTTCCCAAGCTATATGTAATAGGTTAAACTATTTAACAATGCTATATACACTATTTCTGAAGTTGCAAAGCGCTCCAGGTAATAAATTACAGCTCTCTCGATGTTCTTAGTTTTCTCTAGCAATTCGGAATTTTACAGCTCTCTCGATGTTCTTAGTTTTCTCTAGCAATTCGGAATTTTACAGCTCTCTCGA